ACGCCTTGGGCGCCCAAGAGCGCGGCCACCATTGCCGCCTATGAGCGCCGGGGCCAGCGGGTGGATTTTCGCCCGCTGTTCGGCCCGAACGTGGATGGCATCCCGCTGCGCAGCTCGTTCTTTCATCAATACGGGCCGGACTGGGTCGAAGTCGGCACCAACAAGATCTATTCGGCGGTGATGCAGTTCGGCGCCTCCAAGGGCGCTTTCGGGGTCGATGCGCGCGGCGGCTCCATCCCCTGGGGCGATATTCCCGCCCGCCCTTTCCTTGGCATATCCGAGCGCGACCGCGACAATATCGCCGAAACCGTCGATGAATGGCTGGCCAGGGTGGCCGAGGGCGCCCAGGGCGATTGACAAAGCCGCCATGAGGGCGCAGCGTGGGCCTGTCCAGAGCTGCGCGCCAGGCTTGCCCGCAAACCGTTGTGGGTGTTTTTAGGCGCGCCGGGCGGGCAATCTCGCCCCATGGACAAGACCACCATCATCACCCAGGCGCCAGCCATCGACCTTGAGCCTGCGACTGCCGGAGGCTCGGGCGCGCCGCAATGGGTGCAACTTTTCCCCGCCGGTCAGATGCGGGCGCGCGACGGGCGGCGCTGGAAGCTCGACGACCCGGAGGCGGTGATCCGACAATTCCAGGCGCGCCGAGTCGATCTGCCGGTCGATTACGAACATCAGGCTGACAGCCCGATGGCGCTGGCCAATGGACCGGTGCCGGCTGCTGGCTGGATCCGGGAACTGCGCGCCGATGGCGAAGGCCTGTGGGGGCGGGTGGAATGGACCGACACCGCGCGCAAGATGATCGAAGCGCGCGAATACCGTTATATCAGCCCCTCTTTTCTTGCTGAGCGCAAGACCGGGAAAATCGTGCGCCTGAAGGGTGCCGGGCTGGTCCACCGTCCGGCGTTGCATCTCAAGGCGCTGGCATCGCAACAGGAGAATGAAATGGATTGGATGGAGTATCTCAGGGAACTCCTGGGCCTTGGAAGCGAGGCCACCGATGACGACATCAGGGCGGCGCTGGATGCGCGGCTAAAGCGGGCCTCGGGCGAAGATGACGAGCAGGCCGCGATGTCGGAGATTGCCCGGGCGCTCGGGCTGTCCGGCGTGGCCTCCCAGGCGGAGATCCTGGCGGCGATCGGTTCGCGCAGCGATGGCGCCGAGGGTGACGGCGCGGGTGGCGTGGCCTCCCATGCGGCGGCCGAGACCATCACCGCGCTGCAATCGGAGCTGGCCGGCCTGACCGCGCAGCTGAACGCGGTGGAAGAGGCCCGTGCCCGCGACCTGGCCGAACGCTTCATCGACGAGGAAATCCGGCGCGGCCGGGTCGGCGTCAAGCCGCTGCGCGACCATTACATCGCCCGCCACATGAGCGACCCGGAAAGCGTCGAGACGGAAATCGCCGCCCTGCCGGTGTTGGAGGCGGGCCGCATGACCATGACCCGCACGCCGGCCGAGGATGGCAAGGTGGCGCTCAACGCCGCCGAGCAGGAGGCCGCGCGCCTGATCGGCGTCGATGTCGAGGATTACGCCAAGGCGCTGGCCGCCGAGCGCAAGCATGAGGAGGCTCTCTGATGACCGCACTTGCCCAGGACCGCAACACCCCGCGCCTTGAAGGCGACATCCGCCGGGGCGACGTCGCCGCCTCGGTCAAGATCTATGCCGGCGCCATCGTCATGCGCGATGCCCAAGGCAACCTGACCAAGGGGGCGACCGCCACCGGCGCCATCGGCGTCGGCCGGGCCGAGGCCCAGGTGGACAACTCCACCGGCGCTGCCGGCGATCTCACGCTCGACTATCGTCCCGGCGTGTTCCGCTATGCCAATTCCACCGGCGCCGATGCCATCGCCAAGGCCGATATCGGCGCCAAGGTATTCATCGTCGATGACCAGACCGTGGCCAAGACCGATGGCACCGCCACCCGCAGCCCGGCCGGGATCGTCGACAATGTTGATGCAAACGGCGTCTGGGTCCGCTTCGACGAAGCCCTGACCCGCGCCACCTGAGGAGAGCCCTGATGCTTGTAAATGCCCAAAATCTCAATTCCCTGCGGGTGGGTTTCTCCGCCGCGTGCCAGAACGGTCTCGGCCAGGCCAGTTCGATGGCCAGTTCGGTGGCCACCATCGTTTCTGCCTCGCAGAAGGAGCAGAAATACGGCTGGCTCGGCAAGATCCCCAATGTGCGCGAGTGGATCGGCGCGCGTGCGGTGCAGAACCTGGCGCAACACGATTACTCGATCAAGGAAAAGCCCTGGGAGCTGACTATCGGCGTCGATCGCGACGATATCGAGACCGACAATCTCGGCATCTATGGGCCGATGTTTACCGAAATGGGCATGTCCACCGGCTCGAAATGGGATCAGCTGGTATTCGACCTGCTCAAGGCCGGCTTCACCACCACCTGCTATGACGGCCAGTTCTTCTTCGACACCGACCACCCGGTGCTGGACAAGAACGGCAACGAAATCTCGGTGGCCAATACCGATGGCGGCGCCGGCACGCCCTGGTTCCTGCTCGATACCTCGCGCGCGCTCAAGCCGATCATCCTGCAAAAGCGCAAGGAGTTCGAGTTCGTCTCGCGCACCCGGATCGACGACGACCATGTGTTCAACAACAAGGAATTCCTCTATGGCGCCGATGCGCGCGGCAATGTCGGCTTCGGCTTCTGGCAGTTCGCCTGGGACTCGAAGCAGGCCCTCAATGCCACCAATTACGAAGCTGCCCGCGCCGCCCTCATGGGCATGAAAGGCGATCATGGCCGGCCGCTGGGGATCAACCCGCGTCTGCTGGTGGTGCCGCCCAGCCTCGAGGGCGCGGCCCTGGAAATCCTCAATGCCGAGCGCGACGCTTCGGGGGCCACCAATGTCTGGAAGGGCACCGCCGAGCTCATGGTCGTGCCGTGGCTGGCGTGAAGTTGCCGAAGCGGTTGAACCTCGACCGGGACGCCGAGGGCGCGCTCGATAGTGTGCCGGGGCTGATCGTGGCGAACTGGGTGGAGAGGCGTTTCTAGGTTTGCGGCTGGGCAAGTTCGGGGAAGCCGGGATACCACTCGGAGTGATCGCCTTCATGGTTCGGCATGCCGGGCTTTGTCAGACAACCCTTTGGCGCGATGTAGCTGTCGATCCTTTTCTTCGGTCGTTCGTGCCAGGAGATGTTGAATGCAGCCATACGAGGGAAGAAATACATCGTGGAATATGGCAGGTGATCGTGGATCCACCAAGCAAGCGCACGCCAGTCCGTTCCGTTTTCGTGTCTGTTTGCAAACCACGGGATCACGATGCAAGCCGTCGCGCCTGCGAAGCCGTCCGCATCCCTGCGATCCCAGATATGCCCCGCGAAGTTCGCCTCGTTCGAAGCGCAACCGTACCTACAGCGTGACCGATCAGATCGCAGACTGGGGCGCGGCGCTCTTGCCGGGCGCCGCGCTGACCATCCGTGTCGCTCAACTCTCGCCCTCGCTCGGTCGCGGCACCTCCGCCGAGACCACCGTCACCATCACATGAGGCATTGATGACCACTCCGAACCTCTCGCTCCCCTACATCGCCGCCGCGCAGGCGCAAAAGCATGTCGCCCACAACGCGGCGCTCGACCTGCTTGATGGCCTCGTTCAGTTCTCCGTGAAGGACCGGAATCTGGTCGCACCACCCGCGAGCCCCGCCGAGGGAGACCGCTACATCGTCGCCGCCGGTGCCACCGGTGCCTGGGCCGGTTGGGACGGCGACGTGGCGCTGTTTTCGGGTGCGCATGGCTGCGACTGTCCCCTCAATCGGGCTAGCGGGTCGAGGACGAGGCGGTTCATAGCCGCACCATTGCCGCTTCCCAGGCACGCAGGAAGTGTTGGCGCTTCAGGTCGTCGAGATAGACCAAAAGACCGGGGCCGAGGCGGATGGGCCGCAGGGAGGGGTTGTTGCCAGCGGCCGGATCGGGAATGATTGGCGGGAAAGGATAAGAGGCGGGGTCGGCCTTGCCCCAGGACAAGCGGATCAGGTGATCGATGAAGTGACCGGCCAGTTCCGGGTTGGGTGCGGAGGCTGGGATGAGGGCCGAGCGCAGCATGACGGTGGTAAAATCCTGAGGCTCGATGATGCGTCTCTGGCCGGCAAGGTCCGTGCGCGCAGCCGCGTAGCTGCCCAACACGTTGTATGCCAGCGCAATGCGCCCAGAGGCGACGTCTTCGATCATGTCCGATGAACAGCAATAGAGCCTGGCATTCAGGCTGCCCATGACTTCGGCCAGGCGCCAGAAGGTTTCGGATTGGCGCGAGTCCTGGGTGGCGAAAAGATAGCCCAGCCCGCTTTTGCGCACGTCGTAGGTGCCGATACGGCCGCGGA